CTAAGAAGGTGAGCGACTGACCTGCTTGGTAATAACTTGCCGCAGACGCGCCAAGACGTACACCGATTGCGGTCGCGACGGACGCAACACCACCAGTCACGGTAATTAGGTAGTTGTCGTAGGTGCTTGAGAAGGCTCCGGTCACGGTCACCGACGACACGGCCGACCCGATGGTCTGCGTCTTGACGAGCCACAAGCCGACAGCATTCATGTCCGCCGCCGTCAAAACGTCGCCGCTAGTGAATGAGGGGTAAGTCATGGGATCACCATCCGAGCCTGTTCGTGTTGAGTACTCCGAACGTCGACGAGTTCAGGGTGAATAGATCGTAGACGACGGTCGGAGATAGGTACAGCGTGAAGTCGCTCGATCCTGGGATAATCGAGACCGATCCGCCCTCGATCACGAACCGAGTAGTCGTCGCGCTTCCGCCTGGAGGCGTATAGGTGACGGTCGTCGTCCCGCCGCACATCGTGGGCAGCTCATCGAGGAAAGCGGTCATGTACAGATCGCCTTCCTGTTTCGCGTTAAAGCGGAGATCGACGTACAGGGACTCCTGGGAAAGGACCTTCGCGTACCAGTCGGTCTGGGCCTGTTGCTGGGCGCTGTTGTTAAACAGAACCTGCCGGTTGTAGTTCCGCTCGTAGTTTGCTGGGGCGCCCGCATAGGTGGTCCCGACGACCGTAGAGCTCAGGTTTATGACGTTCGGATAGTTCGCGTTCGGATACTTTCGCGTCAGACCGTTATAGACGAGGCCGGTCGACTGGGATTGAGTGAAGGCGAACAGGGTCGTTCCTGGGCCAGCGGAACGTCGGAACTCGATCGTCGCGCCGTCGTACCAGTAGGTCGTGTTCTCTGTCAGAAGCAGCTCGACGATCCTCTGTCCGATAGTGGTCGGATCAAAGGCGTCCGAGACGATCGCTCGACCGTCGTATTCGACCGGCGGAGGGTACGGCGGGACGAAGGGATAGACCTCGTTCGCGAGCTTGACGGCCTGGCGGATCGCGTTCGTCGTCCCGATGATGGGGTCGTCGTTGACGTAGAAGCGGGACATCATTCCGAGCGCGTCGATGCCGGAGATGGTCGCCGTGTTGCCGTTAGCTGCGATCTCATCCTGGAAGGTGACCTCGGCGACGTAGAAGTACATCGAGGAGAGCGAGAACTGGTTCCCGATGACGATCTGGTCGCCTTCGTTGATGTTCGCAGCCTGGCCCGTGTTGTTTCGGACGGTCAGGGTACAGCTGTTGCCGGTGGGCGTGTCGAAGTACGACGTTCGTCCCCAGTTAAACGAGAGCGACTGGGTGATCGTCGTGAACGACGTTCCGCCGATGCTGACTGTCCAGTTAATGACCGCCACGGATTATCCGATCGCGTTCGCTGGGAGACGGTTATTCAGTCGGACGTATTGCTGGAGGGCCGCGACGACTGCGTTCGGGTCGGCGGAGGTAACGGTCACGTTGATCGTGTTTCCGCCCATACTGCCGGCCTTCGAGAGCGGGATTACTGCTTCGGGTCCTGCTTCGCCGATCATGGCGAGCGTCGGGCCGGTGACGATTCCGCCGTCAGCGAGAAGCGGGATGTCGGGGACGTCGAAGCCTTTCCCGCCGATACCAGGGACCCAACCTGGGACCTTAAAGGAGAGCTTTCCGATCGTGTTATTCCAGATCGAGGCGATGCCGTTAAAGACAGTCTTAAAGGCGCTATACACGGCGTCAATGTACTTACGGACGGCGGTGTACCAGACGCCGACGGCGCTCTGTACCGCGTCGAAGACGGTCGTCGCTACGGTCCTAAATCCGTTAAAGACCATCTGGACGTAGGCCCACCAGATCTCGAAGCCTCTCTTAATTCCGCTGATCGCGACGCCGAAGATGTCGAACTTCGCCTGGAGCGCGACCAGGGCCGCAATGACCGCCAGGATGACGGCAGCTCCGGTCGCGACCCATAGCGCGGAGAAGGAGGCCGCGGTCGCCGTGTTGATCGCGGTCGTGAGCGCCTGGATCGTGTTGTAGATCGTGAGTCCGGCGTTTACGGCGAGGATCGCAGCTGCGAACACTCCGATCACGGCGCCGATCTTCACGATGAGTCCCGTGTTCTCGCGGACGAATGTCGCCATGTTCTGAAGCTTCGGGAGGAGCTTCTCGATGATGGGGAGCAGAGCTGCGCCGATCGCCTCTTTCGTTTCCCCTACGGCGATGCTCATCGACTTAAATCGGCCCTGGACCGTGTTCGCTTGCTTTGATGCCTGGTTCTGGAAGGTTCCCGCGAGGCGTCCGAAGACGGTGTTGGCGTCGGCGCCTTCCTCGATGAGACCGGCGAGCGCCGGATCGAGCTTCTTTAAGGCCGCGAAGTTTCCGTTGTACGCCTTCGAGAGGGCATCGGAGACGAGGCCGAGATCCTTACCGGTACCGGCGGAGATGTCGAGCGCCAGGCCGAGCAGATCCTGGGCCTGGGCGACGTCGCCGGTTCCGCGGACGAGCGCGTCCAGGGCGGGCCGGAGCTCGTCGTCGGCGACAGCCGACGCGATCGAGGTCTTGGTGATGAAGTCTTCGACGGAGGCGACCTGAGCGTCGGTCGCGCTGGTGACGTTCTGAAGGGTGGTCGCGAGCTTCTGGGCCGCGGCGTCATCCTCGGCGAACGCTTTCACTGCGTCGACGCCGACGACCGCCAGAGCGCCGATAGCGGCAGCTGCGGGAAGGGCCGCTTTCTTGATCGCGAAGGCCGCTTTCTGACCGTTCGTTTCGAGCTTCTTAAAGTCAGCGATCGCTCGATTCAGGCCGGAAGGATTCCATTCGGAGACGATCGGTAGGGAGATTGCCATTAGCCGCGCCTCACGATGTTTCCGGTCGTCGCGTCGGCGACCTTGTTGACGACTTCCGCCAGGCGGCGCATCGTCCCGTCGATGTGTCGTTCGCCTGCGAACCAGAGGAATCGGGACGGGCCTCGACCGAGCTTTGAGCTGAGGTCGTCAGCGAAGTTAGGTCGGGCCAGGTTCGGGTTCTGGTTGCGGGTCTGGTTTGGGCCTCGGCCCGCCATGTCCGAGATCGCGAGAGCTGCGGTCTTCGTGATGACCTTCACGACGCCGACGGACTCCCATTGGGCGCCCTGCTGGAGGTTCCGGCGACGGGCCTTCCGCGTGTCGATCTTCGCGACGACGCCTTTCTGCTGATTGCCTTTCAGCCATCCGGTCCGCTTACGATGCTTCATGCCGGAGAGCGGAGCGGTTGACGGGATCGAGTCCTGGATCGCGGGGATCATCGTTTCGCGGACGATCCCGAGCATCTCCTTCGAGATCTCTTTCCGGAGAGCAGGCGAAACCTTCTGGAGTTCGCGGAGGGCTTCTTTCAGACCGTAATAGTCGACGGCGACGGTCGCGCTCATGCCTGCCCTCCTTTCCTGTCTCTGTTGATTGCCTCGATGACCGTTGCTAGATCGTCGAGCTCGAATGGGATCTCTGGAGGCCAGTATCCGGTCGCAGCTAGGACCTCGCCTAGTTGCCGTCGGTAGCCTCCGGAGTAGGGTTTACAGCTTCGGACTCCACGACCTCCAACGTTTCCAGGCGCTTAATGAAGTCGTCGAACATGGCGGGGACGGTGATCCCGCTTTGCTTCGTGGCCTCGTACGCCATGAACGCCAGATCCTCCATACCGATTCCGCCAGACGCGAGATCGGATGCCTTCCGCTTGAACTTCCGCTCCCAGGTAACGATGACGAACAGGTTCGTTTCGACCTCGTAGTCACCTGCTCCGGTGTTGACTTTCAGCTTCAGTTTCATCCCGACCTCCTCGATGTCTGGAGTTCAGGATACTCAGGGGGCGGTGATGTCGCGGGCGCTCGATCCGCCCTTGAAGACGGCCTCCACGACCGACAGCTCACCGACCGCGCTGTTAATCGGAGTGATCTTCTCCAGGTAGCAGTTCGTGATCGTGTACTCGGGATTCGAGGCCGACTCGGTGGTGCCGGACGGCGAGATGACGAGCGTCGCCGGTGTACCCCAGGCGGAGTACAGGATCGCCTCGACCTCGCCTGCGCCGTAGCTGTTAAACAGGGTCAGCGTGACCTCGTTATTCTCCAGGCCGGAGGTGAAGACGCGAGCGGTGCCGCCGAAGGCGGTCGTCTCCAGCGCCTCTTTCGTGAGCGAGATCTCACACTTCGAGCAGTTGTCGGTGAGGTCGGTCGTGACGGCGGAAACGGTCAGGTTGATCGTCGCGTTTCCGAGGAAGGTGGTCGTGGCCATTGTCTGTCTGTCTTTCTGTTCAGGAGCGACGGGCGCTCATTCTCACGGTGAGGTCGTAGGAGGGGATCTCCTGGGTGCCGACGACCGTCAGTGACGGTCTGCCGGAGGTGACGACGATGGAGCTGTTAAAGATCGTATCCATCGTCGTTAGGAGGTAGTCGGTCGCGTCCTGGTTGCCGGGTGGCGCTGCCAGGATTCGGATAGTGAAGGTGACGTCGGCGACGCTGTTCGTCTGTCCGGCGTTAAAGGCGTCGAATGAAGGGGGCTCGATGAAGATCGTGAGCGGTCGAGCGTTCCTGGAGTCGGTGACGGCGACGAGGCCGAGAGCGGTGATCGCGTTAGCGAGATCGGTCGTCGCGTCGGTGAAGATTCCCGAAGGCATCTCATGCCACCTGGCTCCGCTTGATTCCGAGAAGCTGGTTCACGCGGCCCATCGTCATCACGGGCGCGGTCCCCATTCCCTCGAAGCTTTGGAAGGAGTCGATCGAACCTCTTTCGCGGTACAGGCTGGAGGCCATGAGCACGGCTCCCATCTTCACGGCGTCCGAGGGGACGGTCCCGAGCGCGTCGTGATACCCAGCCTGGACTCGTCGAGTAAAGCACCAGGCGTTACTCGCGTTCACGCATTGGGTTAGGAAGGCGGTGTCGTTCGCGGTCGCCGAGGTGATCCCGAGGAAGACCTGAACGTCCGCGGAGGTGATCCAGGTACAGCTCTGCGTCCAGGTGAGCGTCCCGTACGGGTCGACGGGTTCGCGCTCGATGTCGTCTCCGACGTCCTGAACCATGAGCTGATTTAGGAGGATGATGTCATCCTGGTAGAGCGGATCGCCGTAGTCGTCAAGGCCGAGGAACAGGAGTGTCGGGACTGCGATCACCACGTGAGATCCGTTCAGGGCCGCGTCGCATCCGGCGATCGTGATCGTCTGACCGACGGCGATGTCGGTCGTTTCGAGGGTCTGGATCACAGCGACGTCGTTGATCCGCTGTTGATGCGTGATCGTAAATGTTGCCATGACCCAGACCCTCTCTGCTCGCGTCGATCAGGTGAGCTTGACGAACTTCGTCGCGTCGACCATCTTGGTCGCGAAGTAACCGCGGAAGGCGATCGTTCGCGAGAGGGTGGACGGAGCGTCGATCGAGATCGCGCCCTTCTGCTGTTCCCAGATCTGGTAGCCGGACGGGTCGCCGACGATCACGGTGTCAGCTGCGAATCCGCGATCCACGATGACAGCCAGACCGAACGCTTCGCCGACGCGGTTCGCGCTGGCGGGGGTCTGCGATCCGAAGGCGTTCATCGGGGCGGTCGGGGCCAGAAGCGGTCTGCCGGTCGTGTCCGTCAATTTTCCAAGAGACGCGAACATGTTCGGGCTGAGAAACAGGTGGGTCGGCAGGTTGCCGTTCGAGTTCGTCAGGATGGTCGAGGCCGCGTCGTAGATGTCCGAGATCCACTCGCTCGGCGAGGTGGGGTCGGTCAGGACGGCGCTCTGCGAGCATCCCGCCAGGAGCTGATCCGCGGCGTAGTTGTCGGTCTCGTACGCGTAGACGCGGGCCATGTCGTCGAGCATCGAGCCGATGATCTCGGGCGACGACCAGTCGATGATCTGCTCCGACACCGAGGCGTAGCCTCCGAAGGTGAGCTTCGTGATGTCGAACGAGGCGACGGCGTAGGTCGAGGCGGTCAGGGTCGCGAGCTGCGAAGCCTGGTTCCCGATCGAGTTGTGAGTGTTCACGTACGGAACGCGGAACACGGCGCCGTCGGCGGGCATGGCGCGAACCACGCAGGCATCGACGACAGGTCGCCGCCCCTGGAAATTGTTGTAGATCGGGGAGAGCAGGATTTCGGGGAGGAATCCATCGTTTCCGCTCGTGGTGACATCAGGAGCTGCCGCGCGGAGCTGCTTCTTCATGGCCTCGGCGGATTCGCCTCCGCGGAGGATGCCCGCGATGTACTCGGCGGGGCTGGGCATGCGGGCGGGCCGGACGGCCTGCGCGTAGATCGGATGGGTCGCCACGGCGGCCTCGATCGGGGTTTCTTGGGTGTCCATGTTCTCCTCCTCGGAGTCTTGGTGGATGGGTTGGGTGGGCGCGTCCTGTTCTTGATCTTCCTCGGGCGCGGACGCGAGCACCGAGTGAACCTGGGCGGCCTCGAAGGCCGGAGTCGTGACGACCGACAGCTCGACCATTCGAGCCTCGGAGACGAGCATCGTTCCGTCGTTCGTCGTCTTGTACTTGACGGGGATAGCGCCGACAGACACGGAGTCCAGGGCGCCCATCTTCAGGAGTTCGAGCGCATCGTCGCCGGCGCGGGTCGGCGCGATCTTCGCCTCGAACATCAGACCTT